GGAACCTGTACCGATAATAGTCGCTGCCATGGCGTTGCCAGTGGCGTCCAGCGCGAAGTCCCCTGCGACCTCACCAACTACATCCCCGACACCCTGCGCTACATAAGAGACAGCGGCGGCTTTTAGTGCATCCCCAAGGTCCCCGCCTTCAGCTAACGTGCCCGCCCCGCTTATCAACGGAACCACCCACGGTGGCGCCCCTAGCGCCATAGCTCCAATTTTTAGTACCGCTTGCCCTATATCAGACTCTAATACGTCTACTACAAGGTCTCCGACGGGCTTTACGATCTCTTCGTATACCCAATCAGCCGCACCACTTTCATGTGCGAGTATGGCGGCGCCACCACCAATGATGACAGCAGTACCGATCGCGGCCCCCGCCCCTACGACAGCTACACCTGTGCCAATTCCAACAGCGGCGGCTATTAATACGGGCATCTACAACCTCCAGAACTCTTCTAGAGAGTCTTTTCCAATTTTGATAAACGCACGGTAGCCACCGGTATTTAACTGTACCACATCTACTTCTGTGTCAGTATCCTTTGTTTTGTTATACCAAAACTGAAACGCTGACAAATACTCTTCTGCGTTGAAATCTGTGCGGTAAAGTTCGACTTTTTTCTTCTGTAGATAGGCTAAGTACTTTAGTCCGTTACGTACAAAATTCTGTGCCGTGTCGAGATTAAGCGCTCGTCCCTCCATCACGTGCTTGTATTTGCCTTTACCACGGTGCCCTATAAACACCGTATTGCCCATCTGCACTTGGTCAGTGTTGGGTAATGACAACTCCCCCGCAAGCGCGGTGATAACTTTCGCCACGGGTTGATCCGTGTTATTCAATTCCGCCGCAGCGGTCATAATGATCTCAGGAGCCGGTAGGGGCGTCTGTTTGCTATCGACAACGGTAACCATCACGCAGCCTCCATAACTTCTTCTATTGTATGAACGTTCTTTGTTTTGTGTTGGTTAACGTAGTCTCGGACCGTACCGATTGTGAACTTGTCCACGTTGTTGAACTCCAGATCGCTCGGTATGCCATAGGCGTCAGTCAAAACCGCGATAACCATAATCATATCTAGGCTGTCTATACCGAGGTCTACTGGTTCTTCGTCGTAGCTCGTTGCGTCTTTAGCGTTATCTCCACGAGCCACAGCGGCCCTCGCTGCCGCGTTAAATACATCTAAAAAGTCCATGGTCTCTCCCCCTACAAGTTGCTGACAAACGATACGGCTACGATAGCTGACGGGACTCCCGGATGTAGAGCTGTCGCCGCTTCCGTATGCAAACTCAGGGCAGTGTCAGCGGTAGCCCAGTACATCTCTATATACTGCCCCGCGGTGAGGTCGATGGAGAAGTTCCAATATACCGCTTTATCTCCGTTACCTTTAACCGTCTGTTTCTGTGCGCCATACGACACATCAGTACCGTCTTTGTTAATCCAAGTCCAAACCGTAACGTTTGACGAGTTCGTATGCTGAGTTTGCAGTGTTACTTGGAAGTTATATATTCCGTCCGCTGACGCAGTAATCCTAGTGTCATCCGCGCCTCCAATCGAAACACCATTGCCGATGTAGGTGTTCTCAAACTCTACGGGGTACCCCGTACTGGTAGCAACTGCTGCTTGGTCTACAGTGCTATAGAATAAGCCACGCGGCATATACAGAAACTTACCACCGTCGTCAGTGCTTAGTAGCGCACCGATAGTAGATGTGAGCCGGTTGAAGAACAGTCGAAAGACGTTGTCCTTCTGGTCCATATACGGGCGGTTGTATTCCGATGTGGGTAGTGGGAGTGCTGGAGGCTCTGGGCGGTCTATCTGGTTGGCCATTACCGCCTCCCGTCAGGGCGGATGTCTATCCTCGGCACACCCAACTGCCACTGTACTCCTAGTGCGTTGGACTCGATTTTTACCGCCAACTGCCGCCCGCGCACGCGCGTGTTTATCTGCCCGGTGTACTGCTCGATAGGCAAAGTGGCCGTGCGGGTCACCGCTGCGCTATTTACGCCACCTTCAGACAGCGGGCTATTGTACCCAGCGCCAGAGTTAGCCAGTGGCAGGAGTGTCATAGTCGCCGCAGGAGACTCAGCTGTGGACCCGGTAAAGGTCATGTCAGGCAGCACGCGCCAGATAAACGAGAACCTGTCGCCACTCTCGATGTCAAACTGTGCCGAGGCAACATACGCAGATATAGCTTGAGCGGTGGCGGTCTCTTTATCATCGACACCGTATTCATGGTACACAAGGTTATTGTTGTAGGTAGCGCCGATTGGGTTGGCCTTGAGGTCAGAATCTAGCCATGCAGTGCGCCCCATAGTGCCATAGTACCAGATATTCTGCACATAGTTATACACAACATACCGGTCGATTTCAGTTGAACCGGCGGAACAGTAGAACCACCATACTTCGTTATACTGCTCGTTGGTGCCTGCGTGCACCTGCTGATATTGTTCTTCATTGAAGTCGTCGAACACATACCGCTTTACCGCGCATGGGAGTGGCTGTACGCGACCGTCGTATGTATAAAACTTACCAAGTCCCATCCAGAACGAGATACCCGCTGCGTACGCTACCGCGTTTTGTGACGCGATTGAGATGTTGTGCCCCATAAGTTGGGAACTCCAAACCCCGCTACCCGCCCCGACATACTGCATGGAGTACAAAGCGGCATCCGTCCAAACTAGAACTTCCTGCCGGGACTGAATCGCCGTGATGATCTCACTACCGTGGGAAAACCGAATACTCCCTGCTTGGTTTGTCGCCGCAGGTGTCCAATTCGTAATATCTTCTTGGTCTGACCAACGCACCAGTAAAGGGTCTTGGTCGGTACTACCAAGCTCATTAGCCCCAAAGCAAAATACAAACCGGCTTGTATCGGATACAAGTACGTAATTCTGTACTGTGGGCACATTGGACGCGCCGGACAGCGAAGATGCTAACACCCCTCGGGTACTAACATCATTAGTGGCGTCCCAATAGTAAAGCGCGCCCCCACGAGGTCCAAACACAAGGTCTTCGCCAAAGTTTGCTTGGCTCCACAGACGTAACGCTTCTAAGTTTGTCGAGGCGTAAGACCCGAAGCCCCAAGCGCCTGCGCCCCAAGTGCCTGCGCCCCATCCAGTGACGGGCACGGAAAACGCAGGGCCTGTGTTGATCTGATAGGCTGCGGTCACCGACCCCCCGCCGGTAGCATCAGAAGTGGCGTTTGTATCCGCGGTTACTGCATAGGTTGTGGTTGACAGCACAGTAATCTGGTACTCGCCGTCGAGGGTTATGCCACCTACGGCGGTAGCGCCACTAAACGTAACGAAGTCTCCATCTTCAAACCCACCTGCTGCGTCAGTTACTACAACAATGGGCGAGCCTAGCGTCGTCTCAAACGGATCAGTCAGCGATTCAGTTGCACGGATAGGGGTGATGTCGTAGTATCCACCCCCGCGCTCAATATAATATTTGAGGTTAGTGCCGACGCTTATCAGAATATCACCATCTAAGGTAATCCAGTTAAACAACGCGCGGCATATGCCTAAATAACTAGCCGTTGATAGCCGCTCCCAGCCCCCAATCTTCTCAGGATATCCATTACGAAAACGAATTTTATCGCCTTCATACCACCCACCCTCTGCGCTGTACGCGGTGAGCTCACGGTTAATACCCGGTTTAAATTTTAGTTGCTGAATTGGCATAATAAATCCTACATAGTGGCGCCAAAGATAGGCACTGAAGTTACTTGGATTTTAACACTCTGCTTTAGTGTAAGCGTTGCACCACAATCTGCGCACGTATCCGCCGCAAGCTCGCTTTCGTCCAAGTCATACCCACAGTTTTGGCACACAACCTCAACGGTATGTGCGCTGCGGATGATACCAGTATCTAGTGTTTCGGCGTCGAACGTCTGTTTCATACCTTACCTCATTAACTCAAAATGTGGACCGTCGATGAACGGACGGCGCCCTTGGGAGCGGCGCAAGTCAATATACTCGTTCATAGCGTCTTCCATTGTACCGTCCCACTTACGGATGTCGTCAATGTGCCAAGCAGCGCCCCAGCGTACTTTGCAGCCTACCATGTTTGCGCCTTCTTTCATAGCATCGGCGAGATCGTCGTAGAGATTCAGTTCCCATGATCCGCGGCCCGAAATATAAGCCATGAGGTCAACAGCAAGCCCATCAAGGTGCTTGGATTTCATTGTCTGAGATGCACCCTTAGCCACTAGCTCTTTCTGCATCTCAATCGTGCGAAGCCCTTGAATGACCCCAAAATCGGTTTTGGTCGCCGTGATTGCATGTTTAACCACTCCAACCAACCTCTCATCGACGCCCTCCATGCGATCCAAACTGCGCTGTGATAATTTGTAAGTCATTTCGTCAGTCCCTGTTTCTTTTCGTAACTCCTGAGTCCGCCCAGCCCGAGCATCCCCATCATCACGGTCATCAAGCTGCCCATGTCAAACGTAGGCAGCTCCGGTATGGCGACACCAGCTACAGTGACGCCGAAAACTATAAATGGTTGCAGCACAAAATGATATGCAAACGCAGCACCGCAAACCCATCCGATAAACGGGCGCCAACCACCCTTAAATACCGAGCCGCTAGCCGCTTCAGATTTATTGACCTCGATCTGCGCCAGCATGGCTTGCTGCGCGTGCTTGTCGGCCATCGTGCTTAACTCATGCGCCAGCCGTGCAGCCTGATCCTTGTCTTGGATAAATTTGCCTGCCAGCTCAGTGGCTGGCGCTATTAGATCGCTAAGAAAGCTCATTTGTCATACCTTTCCTCATGTACGATCTTGGTGGGCGTTACAGTGGTCTTACTTTCCTTACCCATCCAGATGCCAAAGCATCCTGTCAATGCCCCCATACACACCGATACTAAGC